TTGGAAACGGCAAATGGGCAATTGGAAACGAGACCTTAATGGGTTATGGGACAACAAACAATAAATATAAACCAATCCTTGTTGACGGAAAAAGGTTTAGTGGAAAAACCACCAAAAATAAAAATAAAGAATTAACACAAATAACAAACAACACACCTTGTGTTAATTACAATGTTTCAAATCATGGCGCATTGGATATCCAAAATCAAGTAACAATTTATTCCAAAAACAGCGAAAATTTTGACAATTCATTGTCTGAATATTTTTTAAGTGGTGCTGATGTTAATTTAGTTCAAAGCACAAATTTTTGTGGTATTGCCTTTGGAATAAATGGAATTGCTATTCAAGATGTTTTAACCGTTGATTTGACAAATGGCAATTATAATTTTGATAACACAAATAATATTGTCGATAAAATACATGTTGTGGAATATTTTGGTGATTGGTATAGAATAAATATTTTATCACAATCCACAAGTGGAACATATTTATATCGTGTTTTTGCTCCAAATGCCATTAACACAAAAGTTTCAGACAATGGAAATTCTATTTTTATAACTGGTTTAAATTTTACAAGGGACAAATGTTTATTGCCATACGTCAATACATATGGTTTTACGTTAACAATTCCAAGGGACATCATGCACAGAATTGGAAATTGTCAATTGTTTTTGCCTTTAAATACAGCGAATCCACAACGTGGTTTGACATGGACAATGAAATTTTATCCAACAGAATTAATCCCCTCAAGATATATTTGTTTAGGACAAACAGGTATGGATGTTGCTTCATCAGTAGATAAATCTGTGATTGTTTGGAATATGTTAAGTCTTGGAAGTGGAAATTTTGATTTACGATTTGAATATAATTTAGGCAGTGCTGGTTATGTTTATGGAAGCTCATTTGTTGTTGCCAATATATCAGACACAACATTAAAAATTGGACAAACATATCATGTCGGTGTAACGTTTGAAAATGGCAGATTAAGATTGTCTTTAAATGGTAGTGATGCCAATATTTTAAATAATGGAAGCACACCTAATAGTGGAAGCATGACATCATATTTTGCTCCTGTATTAAATGATAGTTCAACAAATCGAGAATTTAATGATTTAAGATTTACTAAAGCAAATGTTGAAAATCAACCAATGCCAGCAGGAATTATTGACACAGCCATTTATGATAGGGCAATGACACAATCAGAATTAAATTCTTTAACTTTACAATAAAAATAAAATTATGTATCATAAAAAATATGAATTTGATAGCAAAGAACAATTTGAAACGTTAAAATTAGATGTGCCACATATGTTTGAAAAAAATCAAAATGATGAGGACGTTTTTGTTTATACGTGTCAAGATTTAATTGTTATATTAGACGAATTGCCATTGTCGGAACCTGAATTAGATGAATTTGGAAATATTGTTGGTGATGTTGAATGGTCTGGAAAATATCATGTCGATGCTTTATGGATGGACGAAGCGAATGAGCCTGACAGCTGGAAAGAATATTTTATACAATTAGACAACGTTGGTGTTCATGGATTTGCTGGTGTAAATTATATAGAAAATAATTAATATAAAATTGTTATATTTGCTATAGTTTAATTTTTTAAAAAGAAAAAAAATGGCAAGCAATGTTTTTAACGGAACAGATTTATTATTAAAGATTTCAGCTGATAGTGGCACACCAACAATTATTGGACATGCAACAACAGCCAGTTTATCATTGAGTCAGGATTTACCTGAAGCAACAACAAAAGATAGTTCAGGTTTTGCAGAACACATTTCTGGACTAAGAAGTGGCGAAATTTCATTTGAAGGTCTTGTTAGTTATACTGATGCACAAAACGTAAAAGAATTAACTGAATTTATAATCAACAGAACAAAAATTGATTGGACTTTGGCAACATCAACAAGTGGCGACCAAATTTTAAGTGGCGAAGCATTTCTTGCTAGTTGTGAAATTTCAAGTGAAATGGAAAGTCCTGTTACTTATTCAGGCAGTTTAACCGTTACTGGAGCAATCACATCAGGAACTGTATCTTAATAATAGAATTGTAATACATTATGAATAAACAAAGAGGTTACTATACCACTAATTTGGGTGGTAAAAAAAGAACGTTACATTTCAGCTTCAATTTTTGGGCAAATTTAACGGATATTTTAGGCATTCCGTTAGACCAAATTGGCGAAATATTCGCAAATGGTTTTAATATGAAAGGTTTCCGTAGTATTATATATTGCGGAATTCTTGCATATGACCAAGAAAATGGACATGAAATTGATTACAACGAATTTATGGTCGGCGCATGGTTGGACGATTTGAAAGCAGATGAAATGGAAAAAATTATGAAAGCAATGGGCGAAACAAGAATTTTGGGCAATGACATAAATATGGGCATTGAACGAAACACACCACAAAAAAAAACAAGCAAGACCAAACCAAAGGCCTAACATGGTCTAAATTACTGGATTATTATATTGGACAAATTGGTATATGCCCTGATAAATTTTGGACATATACGTGGAACGAAGCACAATTAATTGCTGAATCATATCACATAAAACAAAATTATGAATGGGAAAGATGTCGTTACCTTTCCACCATGATTTACAATGGCAATGCTCAAAAACGAAGTCAATTAATTCAACCAGAAAAATTATTTAAATTACCACAGGATAAAATTAAACGTCCACAAGCAAAACCACCGACAGCTGAACAAACACGAATATTTGCTCAAAAGGTGGAAAATATCAAAAACAAAAAAATTCTCAAAATATAGTATCTTTGTCAATAACATTTAACAATTTGACTTATGATTGGACAAACACTTCGGTTTAATTTATTTGCAAACACAAAACAATTTAATGTAGCATTAACTGCCGCTTCAGCACGTATGAAAGCATTTGGTGCTTCCATGGTTGGTTTTGGAATGCGAATGATGAAAATATCAGGACCCCTTGCTTTAATGGGTGGTGGTGCCATGAAAATGGCGGCTGATTTTGACAAATCAATGACGAAAATTAAAACGTTGGTTGGACTTGCTGGCGACCAAGTTGATGCAATGGGTGTCCAAGTAAAAGCATTGTCAAAAAATATGGCTGTCGATAGTCGTCAAGCGGCTGATGCTTTGTTTTTTATAACGTCAGCTGGTTTGGAAGGCAAATTGGCAATGGACACATTGGCGGCTTCAATGAAAGCATCGGCATTGGGATTAGGCGAAACCAAAACCGTTGCAGATGCGGCCACATCGGCACTTAATGCTTACAAAGGCGGAAATTTAACAGCATCAGGTGCCGTTGACGTTTTAACAATGGCTGTTAGAAAAGGTAAATTGGACACCGAAGCACTTGCTGGAAGTATTGGAAAAGTTATTCCAATTGCTTCAAATATGGGTGTCGAATTTCACGAAGTCGGAGCGGCTTTGGCTGCAATGTCAAGAACAGGAACAACTGCCGACATTGGTGCCACACAATTAAAAGCCATAATGAAGTCGATTCTCGACCCAACGTCTGAAGCAAGAAAAATGCTTACAAAATTGGGAACGTCATCGGAACAATTACAGACGATGTTGGGCGAACAAGGCCTGTTGTCAACTTTGAAATTCTTGTCGGCAACATTCCGAGATAATGGCGATGCTCAACAAGTTGTTTTTGGAAATTCACGTGCTTTAATGGGTGTCATGGATTTAATGGGCAAAAACATGGCAGACACCGAACAAATTTTTGCTGACATGACCAAAACAGCTGGTGTTACTGACGAAGCATTTAAAACGTTGGAACAATCGGCAGAATTTAAATTACGTAAATCAATAAATAATTTAAAAACAACATTTTCAGAATTTGGAAATTCAATAATGCAAGTTATAGGACCAGCATTAAGCAAAATTTTAAATTTAATTTCTGGTTTGTTTAATGCTTTTAGACGTTTGCCAGCTGGAATACAAAAAGCAATTATTGGTGTCATGGGATTGGTTGTTGTTATACCTTTAATTTCGATTGCTTTTGGTGGTGTTGTTTCTGCATTTGGAACAATGATTCCAATTATAACTGGTGCATTGTCATTTTTGTTATCCCCAATCGGATTAATCATTGCTGGAATCGTTGGTGTTTCTGTTGCAATTGTGAAAAATTGGGGTGCTGTAAAAGCGAAAATTGTTGAATTTGCCAATTACTTTATTACATTATATAACGAATCGGTTGGATTTAGAATTGCTGTCGAATCCATAGCATTGGTTTTTAAAACCGTTTTTGCTTATGGAAAAATGCAAATATTAAACATGATAGCATACATTAAAATGATTGGTGGTTTTATTGCCGACATTTTTGGAAGTGCTGGAAAAATTATTAAAGCGGCTTTTACATTAGACCGAGAAGGACTAAAAAAAGGTTTAAACGAATTAAAAGGCAATTTAAAAGAAACGTTCCAATCAGGAATGGACGAAGCAGAATATAACGTTACTAATTTTGCCGATACAACACGAAAAAATATCCAAAAAGCATTAAAGAATGTTATAAATCCAAGTGAGGTTGAATTGGTTGACGAAACAATTTTTGACGGATTTGAAAGTTGGATGTCGGGTAAAAAAGATGATTTTATGAATTTATTCTCATCTCTCAATCCATTAGGCAACATAACAATTCCTGACGGCACATTAACTGGTGGTGGCGATGACGGAAGCGGAAGTGGAAATGGTGGCGGAAATGGTGGTGGAAGTGGCTCAAGTGGTGGTGGAAATGACGCAATCACAAAAGGCGAAAAATTAAAAAACATGATGGAAGAAATTGGCATGACAAGTCAAGAAATGCAACAATCGGTTAACGATAGTTTTAACCAATTGTCAAATTCGGTTGTCGATTCTT